AGGTAATGAAAAAGAAATGAGCTTACTTAATCAGGGCAAACCATCACGTATGCGTTCTGTGTACGGTCACAACAGTGGCACTGCTACAGAGGTTGTATATACATGCCCTGCTAACTGTGTAGCTGAGGTTACGTTTATCCATGTAGTCAACGGTGGTGGTAGTACAACCTCTGTAGATCTAGAATGGTATGTAGCATCTGACGCTTACACATCACACTTTCTGTCAGGCAAGAGTCTAGGCGCAGGTGATTACATTACCTTTACAAACATTGATCTAGTACTGCAGCCGGGTGATAAGATACAAAACGTACCTACTTCCGCTGGGCATATTGACACTATACTTACTGTAACGGAAACCTTCGTCCCAGTAGGGTAATAGCGGGGTTGCATTATTGTCTGTGGTATGATATAACTATATGTATATAACTAGTCTCCGGTAGCTAATCCTGCTACTTGTATAATCTAAACGGAGACTAATATGTTTAAAGAGTGGGCAAACACCGCACTGAGATCAATTCAAGAGGGTCAACAAAGACGGGCAGACTTCTGGATTCTCCAGAACATGTCAGACAAAGAGCTACGTGACATCGGTATTTCACGTACTGAAATAAGGCAGACAGTATATGGTAAAGCAACTAACTGAGAAACAGCAGAAGTTCTTAGACGTTCTGTTTGATGAAGCCAAAGGAGATCCTGTTAAAGCCAGAAAGCTTGCAGGATACTCCGAAGGTATGTCTACATCCTCTATTGTTTCAGCACTTGAAGACGAGATTGTTGATAGAACTAAAAAGTTTATTTCACGGTCTTCCACTAAAGCTGCTTACACAATGTTCAGTGTAATGGCTGACCCTACAGATCTAGGGGTCAAAGAAAAGATGATGGCAGCTAAAGACATCTTGGACAGAGCAGGTTTTACTAAGACAGAGAAGGTAGAGGTTAAGACAACAGAGCCTCTTTTTATTCTACCTTCCAAGGATACAGATGCCTAAGGTTAAGGCTGCAAGGGCATCTAAGGCAGATTACCCAACTAAAGTAGACTGGCAGGTACCACTCAGGGGAGAAAACGGCGAGTGGTATCCTATCATTAGAGTTGGAAGACACGTACCATTTGGTTACAAACAAGATGAAGAAGACATAGATCTACTCATACCCATCCCAGAAGAATTAGAACTTTTAGAAAAAGCAAAGCTATTCCTACAGGAGTACAGTCTAAGGCAAGTAGCCAAGTGGCTGACTCAACAATCAGGTAGGTATATCTCACATGTAGGGTTAGACAAACGTGTCAGGATCGAAGAAAAGCGCAGACGGGCTTCCTCCAGCTATCGCAAGTATGCCAAAAGGTATCAAGAAGCGTCAAGGAAAGCGGAGAAAATCGAAAAGCAAAGACTTGGTGGTAGAGCTACCAAAAGAATCTTTGGAGACGGTTGGTCAGACACCAGCGATACCGAAGCCTCAGGAGATTGATGTTGAGTCTGTTCAGAGAGATATTATCTTTGAACCTAACCCTGGCCCTCAGACAAGCTTTCTAGCGGCTACAGAGCAAGAGGTTCTGTACGGTGGGGCAGCTGGTGGTGGTAAGAGCTATAGTCTTATTGCTGACCCAGTCAGATACTTGAACAACCCTAACGCTAGAATGCTTATTGTACGGAGAAGTACAGAAGAACTAAGAGAACTTATATCTGTAAGTAAACAGCTTTATCCTAGAGCTATCCCAGGTATTAAGTTTATGGAGAGAGATAAGACTTGGGTAGCTCCTAGCGGTGCAACACTCTGGATGTCTTACCTTGACCGTGACGATGACGTTATGAGATACCAGGGTCAAGCGTTCAACTGGATTGGATTTGATGAATTAACTCAATGGCCTACGGACTATGCGTGGAACTACATGCGCTCAAGGCTACGTACCACTAGGGCGTCAGGGTTACCTCTCTACATGAGAGCCACAAGTAACCCTGGTGGTCCCGGTCACTACTGGGTTAAGAAAACCTTTATTGACCCTAATACTCCTAATCAGGCATTTTGGGCAACAGACTTAGAAGGTGAGACTATTTGTTGGCCCAGTGGGCATAGTCGATCAGGTGAGCCGCTCTTTAAAAGAAAGTTTATCCCTGCGACTTTGTTTGATAATCCTTACCTGTCTGATGACGGGATGTACGAAGCCAACCTTCTCTCTTTGCCTGAGCACCAACGGCGTCAGTTGTTGGAAGGGGACTGGGACATTAACGAGGGAGCAGCTTTTCCTGAATTTAACCGTAGAGCACACGTTGTAGAGCCTTTCGAGATTCCTCACAACTGGCCTAGGTTCAGAGCAGCTGACTACGGTTACGGATCTTACAGTGCTGTTCTATGGTTTGCTGTATCACCTGACGAGCAGTTGATCGTGTACAGGGAAATGTATGTAAGCAAGGTACTAGCAACAGACTTAGCTGATATGATTTTAGATGTTGAGTCTGAAGAGAAAATAAGGTATGGTGTCCTCGATAGTTCCCTCTGGCACAAGAGGGGTGATACTGGACCTAGCCTAGCAGAGCAAATGATTGTTAAGGGTTGTCGTTGGAGACCAGCAGACAGATCTAAGGGCTCCCGTGTAGCAGGTAAGAACGAACTCCATAGAAGACTTCAGACGGATGACTTCACAGAGGAACCAAGAATAGTCTTCTTCAGTAACTGCTACAATACAATAGCTCAGCTACCTTCACTTCCTCTAGACAAGAACAACCCTGAGGACGTAGACACTAAGTCAGAAGACCACATCTATGACGCTCTAAGATATGGTATCATGACAAGACCTAGAAGTAATCTGTTTGATTATAACTCTGACTCGCAACGTACAGGCTTTCAGGCATCAGACACAACGTTTGGATACTAAGGAATAATTATGGAAGAAGATGACATCTTGGCTGAAGAAGTCTATATGGAAGACGCTGAAGTATCTTACATTGAAGATGCAGACGAAGAAATGTCTAGTGATCCTTCTGTAGGTACTGTGATAGGTTATGTCCAGCAACGCTTTGATAAAGCTGAAACAGCTAGGCACGGCGAGGAGCAGCGTTGGATTAGAGCCTATAGAAACTATAGAGGTATCTACGGGCCAGACGTACAGTTCACTTCTTCTGAGAAGTCTAAAGTATTTGTTAAAGTAACTAAGACTAAGGTTCTTGCAGCCTACGGTCAGATCGTAGAGGTTCTCTTTGGAGCCAACAAGTTCCCAATTAGCATTGATCCCACAGTCCTTCCTGAGGGTGTGACAGAAGCTGTTCACCTTGAGACTGAAGACACTATCAAGAAGATGAATGACCAACAGGTTCCTGAAGCCAACTACGGTGCAGCACCTGAGCTTCAACCTGGGGAAACCTTGGTAGACTTCAGAGAACGTCTGGCTGGTCTGAAGAGTAAACTTGCTCCTGTAGAGGAAGATCTTAAAGAGGGTGAAGCAGAGTCTCCATCCCAGATCACTTTCCATCCAGCCATGGTTGCTGCTAAGAAAATGGAAAAGAAGATCCACGATCAGCTTGAGGAATCTAACGCTAGGAAAGAACTTCGTACAGCAGCTTTTGAGTGTGCTCTGTTTGGTACAGGTATTATGAAGGGTCCGTTTGCTGTAGACAAAGAGTACCCTAACTGGTCTGAAGAAGGGGAGTACACACCTCTTATTAAAACCATGCCAAGATGTTCTTCTGTTTCTATCTGGAACTTCTACCCTGATCCAGACGCTTCTAATATGGATGACGCAGAGTACATCATTGAACGCCATAAGATGTCTCGCTCTCAGATCAGAGCACTAAAGAGTAGACCTTTCTTCCGTTCTAATGCTATCGACACAGCAATCACTATGGGTGAGTCCTACACTAAAGAGTGGTGGGAACAGGCCATGGAGGATGATGACCAAGAGACCCGCAGTGAACGCTTCGAGGTCTTGGAGTTCTGGGGTTTTGTAGACACTGACATTCTACGGGACCAAAACGTAGATATCCCAGAAGATATGGAAGATGTAGACCAAGTGTCTGTGAACATCTGGGTGTGTAATGGTCAGGTACTACGTCTTGTCCTTAATCCATTTACACCTTCTTACCTCCCATACTACGCAGTTCCCTATGAGGTGAACCCTTACAGCTTCTTCGGTGTAGGTATTGCTGAGAACATGGATGATACCCAGACCCTTATGAACGGTTTCATGCGTATGGCGGTGGATAATGCCGCACTATCCGGTAACCTTATTATCGAAGTAGACGAAACCAACCTAGTACCAGGTCAAGACATGTCAGTATACCCTGGAAAAGTCTTTAGAAGACAAGGGGGTGCACCTGGTCAAGCCTTGTTTGGCACTAAGTTCCCTAACGTTTCTAACGAGAATATGCAGCTTTTTGATAAAGCGAGGGTGTTAGCAGATGAATCGACAGGGTTCCCGTCTTTTGCTCATGGTCAAACAGGGGTTAGCGGTGTTGGTAGGACTGCAAGCGGCATTAGTATGCTTATGTCTGCTGCTAACGGTTCTATTCGTAATGTGGTTAAGAACGTAGATGACTACCTCTTGTCACCTCTTGGCAAAGCTTTCTTTAACTTTAATATGCAGTTCGACTTTGACAAAGAGATTAAGGGTGACCTAGAGGTTAAGGCTCAAGGTACTGAGAGCCTGATGGCTAATGAAGTACGTAGTCAGCGCCTTATGCAGTTCCTGCAGATTGCTCAGAACCCTGCGTTGGCTCCTTTCTCTAAGATGGACTACATCATACGTGAGATCGCTAAGTCTATGGACCTTGATCCTGATAAGGTAGTCAACTCTATGGCTGACGCAAGACTGCAAGCTGAGTTACTCAAGGAGTTCCAAGCACAGAACCCTGAGCCTCAACCACAACCCCAGCAAGGTGTACAACAGCCTCAGGGCCAAGGAGCGGCCCCTGGAGTACAGGATACATCTGGGGCAGGGGGTGGTAACATCGGAACAGGAACAGCGCCTCAGCCGGGAGAACAGGGCTTCTCAGGTAACACTGGGCAGCAGGGGGCCGCTTAATGCACAACCTGAAGCCTCTAGTTAATGATAAAGCTTTGTGGGAATCATTCCTCCAAGAGATCCAAGACAGACTCAACGATGTCCACAAGCAGATGGAACAAGCTACAGACACTAACGACTTCCTGAGGCTTCAGGGTCAGGCTGCTTGCTTGAACAAGTTTAAATTCTTAAGGGATAAAGTTAATGGTTGAAAAATCTCTTCGCCCAAAGGCAAGGCCACAAAAGATTAAAGAATCTAAACCGTCAGCCCCTGAAAAGTCTATACGCCCTAAAACTAGGGAACAGGTACGTGTTGAAGACGAGATGCGCCAGTTCGGAAACCTAGAGTTTCGTGCTGACATGGAAGACCAATTAAGTTGGAACCCACTAGCCAGACTTGGTTTTGAACCTGATCAGTCTGTTGTAGGTAGACCTGCGTACAATAGTCCTCGTATATACGAAGGTATTAGGTACCCCTACGATTCCGAGCAAGAGTATATTGACGAAACTTTACCAAGGGCAGCATCTGGGGCTGAGTACAGAGATATTGTAGGTAGAGTTAAACCAGGGTCTGTCGTAGTTAATTCAAACACTGCAAAAAACCCTGTGTGGTCCCACGAGTACACTCACGGTGGTCTAGAGAAAGTAATAGAGTATCTAAATGAAGATAGAGACTTTTTTACTGAGAAGTACGGGGAAGACACAGTTAGACTCTTAGATGAGATACGCAGTGATACTGATAGGTCCAAAGGTCCAAACGAAAGACTAACTGAAATGTTAGACGATGTTTCTAAGGATTTAGAAGTAGACTTAGAAGGAAACTTAATACCTGCCGCTGGAACTGCATTGGGTAAGATGGACAATACAAGAACTGCTGTTGATAACTGGACTGCAGGTTCACATAACACAAATGAAAAGTCCAGAAGAACCTTACAAAGTTATCTTAAGCTAGGTAGGGTTAAAGACGAGAAGTTACATAAGTCTGACATAGAGTCTGCTTTCCCAGGATACGTAGGGATCTTTGAGGCAGCTGAGGATATGCTTGAAGCTCAAGGTGAGCCTTTACCAACGGAAAAAAGAGGTTGGATTAAGAGAACACTATCTAAGATGGGTTTTGATGAAGGTGGTCTAGCCCAACAAACTGAAGAGGCTTTGGGTTTAGCAACACCTCCTTTAGAAGAGACGCAAGAATCTAAAGACGCCAGAGTTAAGGCAGCAACCTCCCGTAGACCAGGGTTTAGAGGTGATGGTCCCTTTGACTTTGCAGGTTTTGGATCGTACCTAAAAGAGAACGTATCTGAGGAAGAGTTAATAGCTGGCCTAGATAATGCTGGAGAGTGGTTGGTTCCGTTCTATGATGCTGGCAGCAATATGGTCAACGTCATTGACGAGTACACTAAACCTGAGGAAGAGCGTGACTACGACTACATCCAGTCAGAGTTAAGCAAAGCTGGCACATCAGCAGCAGCTGAAGGCGCTATGTGGCTCATGGGTGGTCTTGCCACTAAGTACGGTATTAAAGGTGTTAGGGCTTTATCTAACAAGGCCAAGCAGTACGAGATTGATCCTAACTCCATGTCTGCTTTTGGTGTGGGCGCTCTCAAGAAAAAAGCGGCTGAACCCCTAGAGATTGGTTTTAATGAAGCATTGCAGGACGGCAAGTTTCTAAAAGGATACGATGCAAATACCGCTTCTGGAATGGCAGAGAAAGCAAAGAATGCTACTGCAGGTAACACGAGAGCAAATGCTCTTATGAATGCTGCAGTTCCTGAAGGAACTAGGGTAGGTGTTCGTCTAAATCTAAACTCTAATATCCCAGACATGCCTAAAGGTTTAGACAAACTACAAACACTTCATAAAGGCTCTTTCAGTGGTACGGCTATGTCGTACTTACCTTTTGCTACTGTTCGAAATGTTACTTTCAACGTTAGTCAAAAAGGACGGACCGCTATCGCCTCACGTATCAAACAAATTGATACACCAGAGGCTAAAAGCAAATACCCTGCTATGTCGGTTGATGGAGACTATGTACCAAATAAAAACCTACTTGATGATGGTGGTGATCTAGTCGAGGTAGGATTAAACCCAGGTGTTCATCATTTGTTTATTGATTTGAAGACAGGTCAGGCTGTTAAGGGTGCTGAAGAGGCAACAGTTATCGGTGATCGTGTGTATGCTAAAGGTGTGGAGTACTGGAAGAAAGCAGAAGCTCCCGCCCCTCTCGCAACTCAGTCGGGTGTGGACATTCCTAGTGATGTGAGATTCAAATTTAAAAAAGGCGGAGCAGTAATGGGAAAACAAATGGAGATGGCTTTCGGTGGGTCTGTTGAAGAGATTGACCCAGTGTCAGGGAATGAAGTACCTCCAGGCTCAACCCCTAAGGAAGTTCGAGATGATATCCCTGCTATGCTATCTCAAGGTGAGTACGTTGTTCCAGCGGATGTTACTCGATTCTATGGGGTTAAGTTCTTTGAGGATCTACGGGAACAAGCCAAGGTCGAACTGTCTGAAATGGAAGCCAATGGACGCATCGGTGGTGAGCCAGTCCCAGAAGGTGAAGACGATCTAACAGAAGACGAGATGGCATTGCTCCAAGAGGTTATGGCCTCTGACCCAGAAACTATGGGTATGTTTCAAGGCGGTATGGTTAACCAACAGCCAATGGTTCAGGCTCAACAACCAAACCCAATGAACCAACAAATGCCTCTTGACTTACCTAATCCGACAGGATACACTAAAGCTGTTGGTATGGCTGCAGGTGGTATGCCTAAAGATCCTTTTGGTAACCCACTCCAACCAACACAGACTTCACCTAACGAACCAGCGTACTCTATGCTTCCTGTTAACCCAGCAAGTGCGCAAGGCATCTACGGTATTACGACTGCTTCAGGAACACCCTACACTGCAGCCACTCCAGCTACGACACAGACTGGAACTACGACACAGGCTCCAGTGGTTACTGAAACAAATACCACTACAGACAATACTGACAACACTAGCGGTATGAAGACAGTCTTCTACATTAACAAAGATTGTGCACGTATCTCAGTCCTTACGTTGAACGGTAACCCTATCAGTTCAGTACCTGCAGACTTTAACGAGTACGTGGAAGACACACCAGAGAACAGTGCTCGGCTTGGCTGCTCGATAACAGACGAAGACACTACAACTACAACTGAAACTACTGACACTGCTACAGACGGCGCTACTGTAAGTTCAGACGATGACAACAGTCTTGAGAACTACAAGGTTAATGTTAGAGATATCGTAGATCCCGACACACCTGAGGGTGCTAGAAAGATGTACGAAGACAGCGGAGTAAATGCTAACGATCCCCTTACAGGGGCCAAGACCGCTCTTAAAGATGTCTTTAAGGTATCAAAGGGGCTTGGAGCAGTACTAGGTGCTGTGAATCCTTACCTGGGTATCTTAGGTGGTGTCGCTAACACTGTGAGTCAACTCGATGCCCTATCCCAAGCGAACGCAAACAAGCAGATGGCAGAATTCTTAGGGAAGACAGAGGATGCAGCTGCTATCCAAAAAGAGATAGACGACTTCCTCGAGAAGGCACCAGGTATGGTGAGTGCACTTGATAGCGTGTTCGCTAAAGGTACTGAACGGTTTAATAACGCTCTTGAGACTTCTGTGAGTCAGTACGCTACCGAAGGCAATGTTCTTAACGTTGAGGGTCTAAATGAGATAGGTAAGAAAAACCTACAAGACTATTTAGGTTATGAGTACAAGGAGGTACCTCTTACAGGTGGTGGAGCCGTTGCCACAGATCCCAGCCAACCGGGGTCAACTGCATCTTCTTACACAGCTCCTAAGTCAGACGATGGTTTTAACCAAGGCTACTTCACACCCGGTGAGACTACAGTTAGACCTCGTCTCAGACCAGCAACAGTGGCACCGAGTAGCAGTACAGCAACAGCACCAAGCTCAAGTTCTACAGCAACCCAGACAGAAGCTGCGTTATCCACCGCCAGAGCAAACTTAGCGAGTGCAAATAAAGCTGCATCGGAAACCTCACCAAACGATCCTAATTGGGCTTCAAAGATTAAGGCTCAGTCGGATGCAAGCAAAGAGTTTACAAAAGCAAAGCAAGCTTCAACAGGCTGGGGTACCGAAAACTACGTAAGGACACCTGATCCGTCACCTACTGTTATTAAAAGCACTAACTCTAACAGTTCCCCTTCTAACAGTTCCTCTTCCCCTTCCTCTTCTTCTGATAGTTGTTGCTTTATAATGTTGGAAGCACGATACGGCAACGGAACAATGGATGAGGTAGTCCGTAGGTACAGAGACGAGTACATGACAGACCGCAATAGACGTGGCTACTACAAACTTGCAGAAGTCTTAGTGCCTCTCATGCGTAAGTCTAAGATAATAAAGTGGGTTGTTACTAAAACCTTTGCTGATCCACTCGTATCATACGGTAAGTACTACTACGGTGAAAACAAACATGGCGTTGTGTTTGCTCCTGTTAAAAACTTCTGGATGAAAGTCTTTGATGTTGTAGGGGGAGATACAGAGTTTATTAGAGAGAATGGTGAAGTTGTCTAAAAAACCCTATGAAAGTAAAGATGTGGTGGAAGTCTACGAGGAAAGATATATCCACCACCCCTTACAAGCAGACGATATAAACTTTGAAATAAAAACTACTGAAAGTTTATTAAACCCAGAAGATAAATGGTGTGATGTAGCATGTGGTACTTCCTATCATTTAAGAAAAGCAAAAGGATCTTTTGAAAGGTATGGTGTTGATCGTTCTCATTTAATGGTCAATGAGCACATTGAGGATACAGAATACAAAGTTAATTACTTTATTGAAGACTTACTTTATTTTAATCCTGGCACTTCTTTTAATCTAGTTACTAACTTTTGGTTTGGGTACTCGCACCAAGAAACCCTTAATGATGTTTTAAAGTTTTTTGAAAAGATGATAGAGATTACGAATAAAGGCGGTTCTATTATTTTATCTGTACATAATAACTGGAAACTATTTGATAGTATACCAAGACTGACTGATGAGCCTATGGGTGGTGTATTTAGATTTGATTCCCTTAACTGGTCCTATAAGGAGCCTTCAACAGGGCATAAGTATAATTGTATATCCCCACACAAAGATTTAATTGTAGAAACTTTTAAACCTTACTTTAAGAAACTCTATTGGAAAGACTACCCTAACTTTGCAGGAAAAGAGCTACTAATCTTAGAGGAAAAAGAATGCAACTAGAAGAATACAAAAATGTAATGAGAACGAGGTATGATGCTCTTCCTGAAGAAGAAAAAACTCTTATTGGTGAGCTTTCTCAAATGCCAGTTGGTGATGTCCTTTATAGAGTACTAGGACCAGAGTTAACTGGGGTAGCCTCAGGTCAAGAAGAAACACCTCAGGAACAACCACCTCAGGAACAGACTCAACCAAGGCGTATGGGTTTGGGTTCTCGTTAACCCTAGATATACTCCGTAATAATAATAATAAGGCTACCCAGCAATCCCGCTGGCCCCACATAAGGAAGATACAATGTCTGAACTACTAACAATGCAATCCCCTAAGTCAGCAGGTTTTGTTGATCGAGGTTCGAACTATGACCGTAAACGTAAGCGTCTCCAACAAGAAGAACAAGAGATCGCTCGACTAGAAGCGGAGGCTAAAGGTGAAACCTTCGAAGAGGAATCCGATAGCGAGGGACTTGAGACAACCGAAGTACAGGCTGAGGGTCGTGCCCAACAAGAAGAAGCCAACACTGAAGTTGAAGCACAAGAAGATGACTCTAACTTAACTGCTGAAGAGAAATCTTTTAAGAAACGCTACGGTGATCTCCGCCGTCATATGCAGCAAAAAGAAAAAGAGTGGGAAGACAAGTTTAGTTCCTTTGAAACTAGAATGCGCAAAGAGTCTATTGTTCCCCCTAAGTCAGACGAAGACATTGAAAAGTGGGCTAGAGAGTACCCTGACGTAGCTGGTATCGTTGAGACTATTGCTGCTAAGAAAGCCCAAGAGATGTTCAAGAAGGCTGAGGACAGACTGTCACAGTTGGATGAGATACAGTACGAGGCTGAACGCAAGACAGCAGAAGCTAAGATCAGCGAATCTCACCCAGACTTCAGTAGGCTACGTGAATCGGATGCATTTCACCAGTGGGCCGAAGAACAACCCAAGTGGGTACGAGATGCACTCTACGAGAATATGGATGACCCTGACTCAGTTGTTAGAGTTATTGATCTATACAAGATTGATACAGGTCATACAACACAAGACAAGAAAGCTAAAACAAAAGCAGCTGCTAAACCTATCGGCAGAGGCTCACGGACACAGGTTGATCCTACAGAAGGTGGCTCAGTGATTAGAGAGTCAGACGTTAATAAGATGTCATCTGCAGAGTTTGAAGCCCGTGAAGAAGAGATTAGTAAGGCTATGCGAACAGGGAAATTCGTATATGATCTTACTGGTAGTGCACGTTAGGTGTTGACAAACACTTCTACCTGCATATAACTAAGTACGTACAGTTAAAAGAGCCTCCACTTGGACTACCTCTTTTCTTGTACAAACCTTCCCAAACCTTAAACTTAAACATAACGCCAAGAACACCTGTGTAAGTATAGGCCCGTTAGACTGATGGTTGGCCAACTGTCTCGCTAACGCACCCTAGAAAATGTACAGCCTCTTAGTATAGATGACTTAGGTTTTATTAACTGGAATCTCCACACATAACTCGACTCACATATATTAAGCACCTTGTGTGGGCTAATAGATTCTTACTTATCAAGCCAAACATTCTAGGAGAATTAAAATGGCATTCGCATCAGCGGGAGGTTATACCAACCTTCCAAACGGAAACTTCAGTTCCGTAATCTACTCGAAAAAAGTACAACTTGCTTTCCGCAAATCTACAGTTGTTGGTGACATCACTAACTCTGATTATTTTGGTGAGATTGCAAACCAAGGTGACACTGTTAAGATTATCAAAGAGCCAGAGGTGAGCGTATCTGCTTATGCACGTGGTACAACCATTGCTGCACAAGACTTGACAGACGCTGATTTCTCGTTAGTCGTTGATAAAGCTAACTATTTTGCCTTCAAGATGGACGATATCGAGGAAGCCCACTCCCATGTAAACTTCATGGATCTTGCTACCAACCGTGCGGCTTTCCGCTTGGCTGACCAGCATGACCAAGAGGTATTGGGTTACTTGTCTGGCTTCAAGCAGTCTGCTTTGCACACTAACGCTGACACTGTCAATGACACTGTTAACGGTACCAAGGCTGACACAACAGCTGGTTCTGACGAACTCTTGGCTGGCAACAAACTGTCACGCCCTGACTTCGGCAACATCACAACTGCTGGTGTAGCTGGTGACTCGATCCCAGTTGCTGCTCGTCTTCCAGGTGCAACAGCCCTGCCAACAGCATATGTCTCACCGACTATGTTGATTGCACGTATGGGTCGTTTGCTTGACCAGAAGAGCGTTGACAAGGCTGGCCGTTGGGTTGTTATTGACCCGGTCATGATGGAGATCCTGATGGATGAAGATTCACGTCTTCTGAATGCAGACTTCGGTGACTCCAATGGTCTTCGTAACGGTCTCGTCTTGAACAACTGGAACGGCTTCCGTGTTTATGTGTCCAACAACTTGCCATCCATTGGCACAGGCGCATCGACAACAGGTACAGCTGCTCAGTCTACTAACTACGGTGCTATCGTAGCTGGTCATGATTCTGCTGTAGCAACTGCTGAGCAAATCAACAAGACTGAAACATACCGTGACCCAGACAGCTTTGCTGACATCGTCCGTGGTATGCATCTTTACGGTCGCAAGATTCTTCGCCCAGAAGCTCTTGTAACAGCTAAGTATAACTTGGCCTAAGATCTAATGGTAGGGGCTGCTACGGTGGCCCCTTCCTACAAGATAGGTTCCTTTAAGTACTTGCCTGAGTAAGTCCTTTAAAGAGTCTAGAAAATAGAATCATGGAAGATAACCTATGGCTACTTACGTATCGCTAGTTAATGAATTACTAAGACGCATGAATGAGGTCACACTTGATACAGCAGGTGATGGCTTCGATACTGTACGTAACGTTCAGGCTCTAGCAAAAGATGCAGTCAACAGTAGTGTTAGACTTATTCTACAGACAGGACAAGAGTGGCCTTTTCTTAAGACTACGTACACACAGTCTTTGACACCTGCTACACGTCAGTACGACTTCCCAGCTAACTACTCTAGTGTGGACTGGGATACTTTTTATATTAAACGTTTAAACTCTAAAAACAATGGCCCACAAAGACTACGGGCTATCTCCTACGAAGACTACATAAACAACTACCGTACAGCAGATGACACAGGTGACTTGGTTAATGGTAACTCTGCACCCAATACTGTTTATCAGACTTACGACTCTAAGTTCGGTGTCACACCAGTACCTGACGCAGCATACGAGATTGAGTATGTTTACTGGTCTTACCCTGAAGATATGGCAGTGTACAACGATGTTTGTGTAATACCAGACAGGTTTAAACATGTACTAATTGATGGTGCTATGATGTTTATGATGCGCTTCCGCAGCAACGAGCAGAGTGCCTCAATGCACCAGAATAACTTTGATGATGGTATTAAGTCTATGCGCCGTGTTCTTATGGACGATCCCCTCCAAGTAAGATCAACTGTGCTGAACCGTGGGCAGACCACATCTCTAAACGGTAGTAACTAATGGCTGATAATCTAGCCTCCTTTAAAGTCTTCTGCCAGGGTGGTCTTAACACCAGTCGTGATGTGCTATCACAGGGTGAGACACAGCCGGGTTCAGCTATCTCGTTGATTAACTACGAGCCTGCTGTTACTGGTGGCTACCGTAAAATTAGTGGCTACAGCAATGACTATGGCACTGTACCTGGCTTTGGTAACGTGTTGGGTGTCTGTGTAGCTAATGGTGTTAATGATGGCATTCTAGCTGCACGACACGACACAGGAAGTACCAACTACTTGTACTACTGGGATACCGCTACATCTGCTTGGGTTACTATTACTACACCTGCCTCTGTAAACGTATCTACTTACCCTAAAATACGCTTCACTCGTTACAACTGGGGTACACCAAAAGTAGTAATCGCAGATGGTGTTAATCCAGCAGCTACGTATGACGGTACAACCTACACACAGATTACTAATGCCAATGCGCCTAGCGCACCTAAGGTATCTCATACATTTAAAAACCACCTATTCTTAGCAGGTGACGCTACTGAGCCTACTAACCTGTGGTTCTCTTCCCCTTATGACGAGACTGACTTTGACCCTGCGGATGGTGCAGGTGTTATCAACGTAGGTTTTTCTATTGTAGCTATCAAGTCTTTCCGTGATGCGCTTTACATCTTTGGCACTAACAATATTCGTAAGCTTGTAGGCAACAACATTGCAGACTTTGTATTGCAAGAAGTTACGGATGACTTGGGTTGTCTTGCCACGGATAGTGTAGTTGAAATTGGTGGTGACTTACTGTTCCTATCACAAGATGGCTTGCGCCCTGTCACTGGTACTGATAAAATTGGTGACGTTAACCTTGAGACAGTATCTAAAGACATTCAGTCTATCTTTACTGACGTTGTATTTGATGTAGACTTAGATAAGTTAGACGCTGTAGTTATTAGACAGAAGACACAGTTTAGATACTTTCTTGGTGCTGCAGATGGTCAGGGTATTATTGGTGGCTTTAGACAGACACCTAACGGACTACAGTTTGAGTACGGTCAGATGCTTGGCGTATTTACTACGTG